GATAAGCAAAGCTTTTTTCATTTTCAAAAGCATGTTTTCGCTCGACATTTTAGACACCTCCTCTTCTATTAATTCCATTTAGAATTCTTCCTATTACTCTTAAACGGAAGGACCCACCATTGCTAGTGGGCTACCCTCCGCGTTCCGACCGTAGTCTATTCTCCGTCCTCAGGGTCAGCTGGTTCAGGAGTGACTTCGCTTGAGCCACTATTGGCGTTGCCTGAGTTAGCGTTTGTGTTGCTTGCTTCGGCATTACCTTTCTTGACTCTTAAGAAGCCTTTGTAGCCGATGACGTTACCACCAGTAAAGACAGATGCTTTATAGCAGATAATGCCATCTTTGAATTTGTAGTCAGTGGATTTGGCTACTTCAACACCACTGAAGATTGGGACTTCGTAGTTAGCGAGTGGACCATAGGCGATACCATATTCACCAACAGCAGTACCGGAAGCTGAGATAGCTTTACAGTGACTGGAGATGATAAATGGAATGCCATCAATGGTTTTGGCCTTATAGTCAACGGTATGAACTTTACGACCTTCAGCAGTTCTTAAACCAGCGAATGCACGTAAGTCATTTTTGTTGAGAATGAGGACACAGCCACCTTCGACTTCTTCATCACCGCCATAGGCGTAGACGATTTCATCAAGGGTATTTTCATCGATCTTAGAGATTTCTAAGTCAACTGCATCAGCGAGAGCTTCACAGTTAGCAGAGAAAATACCTTTAAAGGTGTTTGTGGTACCTGCGCCACGAAGGATTTGTTCACTGATTTTCTTGCGAAGAGCGATGTTAACGCCTTTTAAGACTTCGCCTTGATAGTCAGCGGCAGGGAGTTTTTCGAGTTCTTCGGTGATTTCTGCATAGGCAGTGACTTTGACTTTGGAGATTGTTAAATAACCAAAGGTTGGTTCTGCAGTTGTGTATGGATCACCTTCATCGGTAAGCCCACCAGTGCCATGAGATTTCACGAAAGATTTCTTATAGGTTTCTCCACCTTTTAAGTTAACGGTGTGAACTTGGTCGACTAAAGTGGATACTTCCCTAAATGGGTAAGGTGCGACTTTGTCATCGACATGTTCTGGGAGTAGAACTCCATCAGCGGTAACTGTGATGGTTCTACCTTCCTTTAAGGCCTTACCACGAGCTTCTAAATCGGCTTGGGTTTCTTTGTTGTTTGTTTCGATGACATTAGCAGGATTGAATTTGTCTCTCATAGCGAGTTTCTTTTCAATCGCTTTGCGTTCATTTGTGAGTTCATCTACTTCTTTGTCTAAAGCAGAGAGTTTCTCAACATCGGTTTCGGAATCGATAAGTCCGCGGATTTCATCTAAACGGGCTTTGATTTCCTTGAGTCTAAGTTCTAGATTCATAAATGAATTTCCTCCTAAAATTTGGTTTTAATGGATAGTCTTTTGACTAACACTGTTCTTCGTTCAAGAGTCTCTTCATTCTCCAATGACTTTAGTTCTGCATCCGCAATCTCTAAAGAGCGAGCACTGGCTTGGATAGAAGTTTGGTCGTAGGCCGGCAAGTCCACGACGCTGACGTCGAAGAGCCTATCAATTGCCGTGATGGTTCTTTTTGGTAGTTTTCCGCTTTTATCCCAGCTTTGACTTTTAACAGTAAAAGCAAATGACATCTTGTCTAATAGACCAGCTTCGATGGATTTGAAGATATCCCTGTTGCTGGTTGTATCGATGAGTTCGGCATGGATCTTGAGGCCTTTTTCATCGACACTTAAAGAAAGAGAACCATTTCTGGTCCTCGCTAAGATAAGGTGTGTATCCGTGTGATTATATTTGAACGGAACATCCTTCATGTTTGTTTCTTTTAATGCGTCGGCATCGATAACTTCTATGAAGCCATGCTCTTCAGTGCCTATGAGGGTTTCCTCATTGAACACGATGGCATAGCCTTCCACTATCATCTTGCCTGTGTTTTCCTCATCGTTTCTAGATTCGATAGATGAGAATCTTGTTTCTTTATCATTCATCTTCATTAACCTCCTCCTTTGATTTAGGTTTTTTAAAGAATTTATCTAACTGATATTCTGTTGCTTTATCAGCATCAACATAGTTGAGAGACTGCAATCTCTTATGTCCGCCTTCGATTGGTTCGAAACCAAGAAGGGCTCTTGATTCGTTTAATGATAGGATTCCTAATCCCATGAGTTTTTCTATCGCCTGGACCTTAGTATTCCAACTTGCATATTGGAGCCTTTCGGAATAGAAGATTATCTGTTCTCCTTTTTCCAATTGCCCTCTTGTTAGCAAGGCCTTAGAAAACGCCTCACTCATAGCGATTGCGATTCCTTCTATAACGGATTCATAGAAAGCGTTATATTGGTTTTCATCGTATTTGTTATCGAATATCGGTTCCGACACTCCAAAATATGAAATGATTTTCTTTTGCAAAAAAGTGAGCGTGGTCGAATCGATAAGTTTAGGATCCACATTAAGAGGAACATATTCGCTTTTTAAATCGACTGGGACAATGGCACTGCCACCATCTTTGGTCGCTTGATTCAGTGCCTCATCAAATTCCTTCTTCTGGGCTGTCTTATCCTTATCGTTAAGAATGCCGTTAATCTTAAGAAGGCCTTTGATTTGGAAGCTGCTTCTAACAGCGTTATCGACTCCTTGCAAAACCGAATCGTTGATTTTGATTGTCTGAAGCAATGCAGAATGGTCGCTTATCGCTCCACTTCCTCCGAAGATGTCATTAGTCCCAAAGAATCTCCTCAAATGGATGATTGATTCATATGGAAGTGTGAATCCTTTTGAATTGGAGAAATAAAAACGGAGAAACAACGCTCCGCTTTCATCTTTCAACGCTTCTACATTTGTAGGCTTTATTGGCCATAAGGCTTTGAGCTCATATGTGTCGTAGTCATATTCAGGATAGATAAACGCATTGTTATTCAAGTAGAGCAGCGTGACGATCCTATAGATAAAATCAAATGGAGTCATCAAATTATTTGGTTGATACTTTAATAAATACGCTAAGTTTCCCTTTTTCTCTTGGACCGTCTCGTTATCTTCTTGCTTAACGTATCTAGGTTTTAGTTTTGCTGAATGAGTGGCAATCCTATCGATGCAAATCTTAACGACATCGCTTGCGTTGATGTTGTCACCGAAGTCAGAGAAGATATTTAAGGTCGAACGATAGAATCCAGTCTCATAAGTGATAGGTTCCACTACTTTTTTCTTTCGCTTGAATATATCGAATAATCCCATAGAGGCCTCCTAACTTATTAGATTTTCATAATCGGTTTTATATCTTGTAAGGACAGCGTAGGCGATGATTAACGCCACGCATCCATCAATTCTTTTTAGTTTGCTATTTAATTTGCTCGGCTGAATATTCCCATTAAGGTCAACCTTGGCTTGGGTGTTAGCAAAGCACCACTTGAGGACAGGGTTATTATCATAGATAACCAGCTTGTTCTTTAAGTCCCCTTCTAGCTGTTTCATCGGTTCTGAAAGGGTGTAGATTCCCTGACGGATTTTCTCCATCGTGAAACCTGCGTCTTCCATTTCCTTTACCCAATATTGAGAGTTCCAAGGATCATAGCCGATCCACATTGGGCGGATGCCGTAGTTCCTTACCATGGAAACGAACCATTCAGTGACTTTCGAGAAGTCATTCTGGTTGCCGTTAGTTAAGGTGATGAACCCTTTCTTCACCCAGATGTCATAAGGAATCTTGTCTTCCTCCACCCTCTTAAGAACTAGTTCGCTAGGCATGAAGAAATGCGGGATGACATATTTCTTGCCGTTTTTGATGACAAGCAATACTGCAGCGGTCAAGTCAGTGGTCGAAGATAAATCCACCCCACCGATGGCATAACTATCAGCGATATCGTCAATCTTGAATTTGGTTTCATTGTTGAGTTCATCGAATGTTAGCCATGAGCCGCTTTCGATTTGCTTGATGTTAAAGTCCTTGCATAACATAGTTACTTTCGTTCCTAGGTCATTCTTGGCTTTGTTCATGATGTCATCGAAGTAAGACAGCGTCTTGATGCTCCCTAAAGAGGGATTGCTCTTCTGCCAACTGGATGGATCATTGAAAATCTCCTCCATTGAATCTTGGGTATAGAGCCAAGGAAGGATCCTTTCATCTTTAATCTCGCCTTTAATCATCTTTCTGACATAGGCGAGTTTGTTGTCTAAGAAGCCTCCGACAGTTGTGCCTTCTGTGGTAATGATGAATATCAAAGGCTCTTTTTTGGTTGATTGAGATTGCTTAATTGAATCATAGACCTTTGAATCGGTCATTTCGTGAACTTCATCGATGCAACCAACCTCGATGTTATAGCCATCTTTGTTCCTAGATTGAGCAGACAGCTTCTTTATCTTGTTTTTGTTCTTTGGAGAATAGATATAAAAAATATTCTTCCTAGAACGTTTCTCATTTGAGAGTGCTTTTGATTGTTCCCTCATGTTATTGATTTCTTCAAACAAGATAGATGCTTGGTCGTTAGTGTTAGAAGCACATACGATATCGGTTCCACCATCGCTAAGGAAGAATTCCGATAAATCGATTCCGGCGATGAACGTCGTCTTACCGTTTTTACGAGCGATAAGTAGCAACGCCTCATTGAATCTTCTTAGTCCAGTGTCAGCCATCTTAAAGCCATAGGCACATTCTAGGAACGCTTTCTCCCATAGTTCTAAGATAAAAGGCTGGCCATTAAATGGAGATTTGGTGTGCTTACAAAACTTCTCTATGAATTCGATTCTTATCTTTCCTGGTGTTTCATCGTAAATGTAACGCGGATTATTCAAATCGCTTTTTAAGCCGTTTAAGACACTTTTTAACTCTTGACCAGCAATTATGCGGCCTGACTCAATTTCGTTGATATAAGATAGCAAGAAACTCATTCTGCGCTATCTTCTTCCGCTTTGATAGGCACTGGAATCTCGTGATAATGGCTCTCTGAGTCCTTTTTGCCTAGGATGAGCTTCTTGCCTAGTATCGAACCATCAGTGACGCTTTGGATGACGTTGCCATCTTTAGCGACCAGGATTCTTCTTCCATTTTCGATAATGATCTCCATGCTAATTTTCCTCCCTTACCAAACTGAAAGTCCTATTTGTACCCACATTGTTAGCGGAATAGGTCTTGATCTTAATCGAAGAAACTTCTCCGCTACTAAATGTGATGATTCCTGTTTCGTTGATTCTTTCGCCAACTGGAGCAGGTCTATATCCACCCCATCTATCTTCGACATAATCACCCGTTAAGGTAATTTTGAAAGTTGTGTCAGTAAGATATTCGTAAGTAATGTTGACTGCAGCATCTAAAGAATCAGAAGCAATGCATCCGATTCCTTGCCCGAAGTCAATATTGATGGATGTTGTGCTGTTTTCGTAATGGAATGATTTCCCCATTAATGGATCAACTCCACCGACAACGCCAATAGTCCAGTTCTTATCTGTAGCGATATCTAAGTCGCCTTCTTCGAGCCTATCAATGACTACTTGATGAAGCGACAATACCTTAGATGCCGAACCAGATAAATCTTTGAGGTTTCTGAACATTTGAATGACTGATTCTCTAGTTAAAGAGGTGCAGTTACCAAAGTTCGCATTCACATTGAAATTACTTTGTAATGTGATTTTGCTTAACAAAGGACAATCCTGAATAGCCTCTAATGGTATGGCGACATTGATTGTGTTAGGAAACCAAATCTCGTTCAAAAGAGGGCATCCTTTCACTACAGCTGTCCCACCAGTGAACGATTGAAGTCTGTCTGGCAAATAAAGCTTCTTCAGATTTGGAATGTTCCAAAATGCATAAGAAGTGAGTTGTCTTAAATTTGAGTTAGCACCAAAGGTGACTATCTCACTACCACAGCCGCTTAAGTTATATTGTCCCCAGCTCGATAACGAAGATGGGAAATTGATATCGCCTAAATCGGCAATACGATAAAGAGCGTAGTTTTCTAAAGTAGCAAGTTGGCTACTAGGTTCAAACTCGATATGTGTACAACCGCTTTGATAAAAAGCATGTGCCTTAATGGTTGTAACCGTATAAGGGATTGTGACAGTGAATTCATTAGTGGCATCCGCTAAGAAGTTAGTTGTGATATAAGTCACTCCTTCTGGGATTTCAAAGTGGTCGAATCTTCCTTCCACTAGTTGGGAAAGCATAGTGAATTCCTCTGAAGGATGGATGATTCCCAAATTACCTCGTAGGACTGTTGCCACCACTGGTTCAGAAGCATAGATGTAATTCGCGGTGATTGTTGAATCACTGTTAGCGACTTCATCGCAAGCGATAAAAGACATCTCCCAAGCACCTTCATAAGCTGTGATTGCTTTAGGGATTTCAAATACATTGTTATTGACTCGATAAAGATAAGTTGCTTTTTTATGAGTGAATTTGAGGTAATGATATGTGCTATCGATTATTTCATCTACCTCAAACAAGAGTTTTACTCTTTTGGATTCGCGGTACACGGATATCTCAAATGGATCAACATCCAAATCAAGCTTGCCGTTTGCGTTAACAAAGATATTTATTTCGTAAGCCATCATTTGCCTCCTTTGATTGATTTCATGAATTCATCGAACTCATCATCTTCATCTATTTTGTTTTTACCAGCGATTGCGTTTATGGTCTTGATGACTTGCTGGTAGGCTTGAAGCGAAGTCAGGTATGTTTTGAATCTTTGAGAGATCCTCACGTTTCCTTTTGATGACTTCTGGGTGACTCCACCCTTTTTCATCTTCTCTTCAAGAATGTCCATCTTGACCTTAAGAAAAGCCGCTTTGTGAAGCAGCTCATCCAATAATTGCTTTTTTGTTTCGTCGACGTCTTTCACTAATAACAGGAGTCGCTGATATTCGGCGTCGACTGACTTTTGGTTCATCAGCTTACCTCCTATAAAAGTTTTTTGGCTCCAGAAAATTCTGGTTTTTGAAAATTTTGGCCTCCCGTATTTCTGAGGTGGGCGCTACGGTACTGTCGGATAAGAGACAAAGTCTCACCCCGGGGGCCATTCATTATTTTTTTATTACGTTTCCATCCTTATCGAATTTATAAGTGGTATGCTTGCCCACTCGATGATGGACTTCGTTATGACAGTGGTCACAAAGTAGCACTAGGTTATCGGGATTGGTAGCAACAGCTGGATCATCAACGTTTCTAATGTTTAGATGAATCTTGTGATGCACTTGCGTTCCTACGTCTCCACACATTTGGCATAGCCCTTTGTCCCTTAAGATGACTTGTCTTCTGGCTTCATGCCATCTATCGGACTTATAGAATCTTTCCAGCTTAAGCGGCTTGTAGTTCTTGTTGCAGA